GTGGTCGAGGGCATTTTGTGGGCAATGTGGGCAATGTGGTCACGGAAATAAAATTGATGCCGCTCCACGGATTGCACGCCGTAGTCACATGTACCTGTACGTTTATACAGTACTCTATATTTTTCAGCTTTAACAGAAAAACATGACCACATTGCCCACAACACTCTCGCGCCCTATGTTTACAGGCACTTGAGTGTGGGCAATTTGTCCTGATTCCATGACCCACACCATTGCCCACATTGCCCACACGTCCGCCTGATGGTCATGTTATGCTATTTGTAAGATAATGCTTTACATGCTTGCGGCGCTGTGGTTTACTGTACTTGTCGATTCACTAAACAGAGGTTCACACCATGCTTATGTCCATCACAAATGCCCACGCTAATCGAGTCGCGCACATTGATTACGTCAACCTGCCATTTCGATCCTCGCCGGGCAACGCTTACCGCGTAACGCTGCACGACCTCGATTCGAACAATTATGTCGGCGTCCAACAATTCTTTTCGACTCTCGACCTCGCCACCGCTTATGCAAAGAAGCTCACTCAGCGCAAGGTGCAATCATGACTCGCTATTCCCACGCCCTCGCCGCGATCGCGCTACCCGCCCTCATTCTGGCGCCGTTCGTCGCTATCGACGTGCGCATGCAAGTGTGGGCCGTTGGCGCTGGCGCGGCGCTCGCCGCTGTCATATTCCGCCTTGCAAACGATTGACCGTCTACCGTAAACTAAAACCGTACAATCAACTAAACTGGAGTCCACTATCATGTACACACTCACAGTCTCGCTCGCCACGCTCCGCGCCGCCCGTACCCACGCCGCCGAAAAAGACGTGCGCTACTACTTGCAAGGCGTCTATCTGGACACGGCCGCCGGTAAGGTCGTCGCAACCGATGGTCATCGCCTGTTCGCCGCCAACGCACGCGGCGTCAAGTCCAACTATCCGGCCGTTATCATCCCTAACGAGACGATCGACGCCGCGCTAAAACAATTCACGGGCGAATATGCGCGCGGTAAGTCACTCGGCGCCGTAGACGTGACCGTGACCGTAGACGAGTCCAATATCGCTATCGGCACGCCCACGGGCTCAGTCACGGGCAAGGCGCTCGACGGCCGGTTTCCTGAGTGGCGCCGCGTGGTGCCGAAGGCCGAAGACGTAGGCGAGCACGTGCCGGCTGTGCTCAACACTCAGTACCTTACCGACGCATGTGAGGCGCTGTCGATCGCGCGCAACCTATCAAAAAAGGCGACCGGCCAACATGCTATCCGTATCCACATGCGCGGCGAGTTTCCGACGATCGTTACGGATAACACGATTGGCGTGCTGGCGCTCGTGATGCCCATGCGTAACGACCTCGGCGCCGACGTGGCGCGCATGGCGTGCCGCATGGCGCACGACGATGCGCTCGCCTACAGTGCCGAGACGGCCGCCGACGTGGCCGCCGAGGCCGCCTGAGCAACCCATCACACGGGCGGCGCCCACGGCCGCCCATACTTAACTAACCTACAGGAAACTAACATCATGCAAGCTATCCGAACCCGATACCACGGCCCCACCAACGTGCGCGGCTCGCGCATTATCGCCAAGTGTGGCGGCGGCTCCGTCACTATGCCGTACAACCACGCCCTTAACCTGGACGGCAACCACGCCGCCGCCGCGCAGCTATTGTTGCAGCGCATGGGTTGGCCTGGCGTCTACCACGGCGGCCAATTCGAGCACGACTATTTCTGGGTTGTGCCTGAGCGCGGCGATTCTGTATCGGCAACCATTGACGGCGAACAGGTGGCCGCATGAGCGCCGCCAGCCCGCGCGCCTGGTACATCGTCGACGACGTGCCCGACGCCGCCGTAGGCTACCGCGCGATTATTGACGCGGAGGGCTACATTGTCTGCAACCCTTCGCCCATGGGCGCCGCTAACGCTCGCCTAATCGCCAACGCGCCCGCGCTCGCCGACGCGCTCGCATGGGCGCTTGACCAAATAGACGACGACCTAGACCTAGACCATCGCGCGGCGCTTGATCATGCCCGCGCGGTACTGACCCAAGCACTTAACACAACCGCTGGAGACAATAGACTATGAAAACTGCAATCATCACGGCCGTACTGGCCGCCACACTCACCACGGCCGCACACGCCGACACATTCGCCGTGGGCGGCGTCAAAGGCGATAGCAAGGGCCGCACGGTGCTCACCACTGACCCGTGCGAGTTCAAGGCCGACTCATTCCAGCAAGGCGTCAATAAGGCGCTACTCGGCAACATGCGCCGCGCGTTTTATTACACTAGCGACGGAATGACCAATGAAGGGTGCTGGAGACACGACGCCGGCACGATCGTGCTGGTATGGCCTACCGAAAACATCATGCGCCGTTGGCCCATCGCTAACTTCAAGCTGGCAGAGCGCAAGGCCGACGCGTGGGAAGTGCTGCGATGAGCCGCGAGCCGCAGTACGTCATACGGTACACGGGCGGCGGCCCTCAGTACGAGGGCCGTTATCTCAGCCTAGAGCGTGACGCTACGGGCACGTCTAAGCCCGTTGAGCGTGCCGAGGACGCGCTACGCTTCACCAAAGAGCAAGCCGACTCCATCGCCGAGGGTAAGCCTTGCGAGGTCGTCGCACTGCCCGAGGGCGGCGCGTGAGCCGTTGGCTCGCATGGCTGAGAGGCGCGCTGCGACGGCTCGACGCCGTGCGGCGTGACGAGTGGCGCCGCGTGCCGCCGCCCAACTGGGCGTGCAGCCGGCGGCGCTCCGGTGGTAACTACTGGTGAGGCACATAACTATGGACATGCGTATGACGTTTGACGAGTGGCTGGAGTTTGCGCGCGACATGGGGCGACCGCCTGACGTGCCAACCGTAGACCCTGAGACCATGTACCGAGAGCCTGAGAGCCGCCTAGAGCAAGCCTGTAGGCTGACTAAAGAGGAGCTCGACGCCGTGTTAACTGAATACAACGCGTGGCCCTATGGGGCCGACAGTACGCCCGATGCGATCAATCCAGACCACTACAAGGTCGGAGGCATCGAAACGATCGACTACATGCGCGCCAAGAGTACGCCCGAGGAGTTCGAGGGCTATCTGCGCCTATCGGCGCTCAAGTACTTGTCGCGCGTAGGGCATAAGCACGGCGACCACGACGCCGCGCGGGCTGAAGAGTACCGCAAGGCGCTGTGGTTCATTGATCGACTGGTGCGAGAGGTGGAGCAGTGAGCGCCGTTAACCGTGACGAACTGAGCCGCGTGGTCAAGCTCTACACCGAGGCCGTGTACAAGCTGCTGCACTACGAGGCCGCGCTGCACAACATCGCCAACATGAGCCGCGACCAGTGCGAGGACGCGCACGCCATCGCACGGCGCGCACTGGAGCGCACAAAGGACAGCCATGCCACGGACAACGCTCACTGACTGGTGGACGCGCCGCATGTGGCGCTGGATCGACCTCACGCGCAAGGACGTGCGTAGAGGTGTGGGGCGTCGGTATAAGACGCCCACACACCTAGAACAAGTCACTAAACGATACAATCAACTAAAGGCCAATAAGCGTGATCTACTTACTCTTGACTATCGGCGCCGCGATCCTCGTTGACTGGCTACTTGACGATTGAGAGCGCCGGCGCCTTGTCCTCGGCCATGCGTCGCAGCTCTGAGCGCGGCAACGTGGCGAACTGCGGGTGACTGAACAAGTGCTTTTTCGTCGGGAACTCGCGCGAGTGTACGCGCCCACAATCGACCCACTCAGCCTCGCGTAGCGCGTGCATGAGCGCCGGCGGTACAACCTTAACGCCCGTAGGCGCGAGCCCTTGCAGCCGGTCGCAGATGGCATAGAAGGGCGAGGTGATGACGCCACGGGCAAAGTCACCCTGCCGCGTGCGGATCATCTCGACCAAGAACGACTCGGCCGTGGACATGGCCGACTCGATCATAATCATCTTGGCCTCAGTCATCGGCGGCGCGGCGCCTGGGTTGAAGGCCGACACATCGCGCGCGTCAAGCCATGCGGTCACGGCTTCAAACCCACCGGCATAGTACCAATTCCAAAGGCGCGAGGCCTCGGCCTCCTCCATGCGCTCGGCGTGCGACCAGACGACGAACCATCGGCGGTCATCGCGTGGGAGACTGATCGCCGCGCGCTCGTTTGAGAACGACAGTACGAACACACGGTTCAACGCCTCGTACGGGTGCAAGCCCTTACGGTTGACGGTCAAAAGCTCAGGCGGCGCGGCGATGACAGGCTTTAGGCTGTTCTCCAACGCTCGGCGGTCTTTGGCCTCGGCTTGTCTGAGCTCGTTAATCACGATCACCTCAGATTCAAACGCATAACCCCACTGCGAGTTAAGCTCCTCGTTTTTGACGATGGCCACGTTGGTCAACGACTGACCGCCGATCGACCACAGGAACGGCGCCCAAAGCGTGTCCTTGCCACTACCAGGGCGACCGGCGTGCAGTACGGCGTGGTTGATCTTGTGGTTCGGGTGCTGGCGCTTATAAGCCATCACGTTAAAAACGTGCTCGCGCTCGGCGGCGTCGGGGATCATGCGCTCGGCATGAGCGAGCCACGCCGACACGTCGCCCTCGGCCGCAGCGGGTCGCGCGTCGCGCCAACGGTTGCCGTAGACGAGGCCGCTACGCGCGACGAGGATGTCTTCGCCGGCGGCGAACGTGACGCCCGTAAGCACATGCGCGCCCATGGCCTGCCGGTTCTCGTCATAGCAGATGGACGCTTCGATACGCCGGTTGTTGTGGATGCTATGGCACGTCACATGCCGGAACGTCGCGTTGAACGCGCTGCGGCTGATCTCGCGGCGCTCGACTAGATCAAAGTAAGTGTCATCTTCCTGCACGTAAGCAAAGCGTTCATACCACTTGGACTTCTCCAGTCGGCCAAGCGTGCGGCGTTCGACCTCCTCGACGACTTTGGCGGCCTCATCGGGATACTCAGTATTGGGAGTAATTTTACTCAATGCGGCCTCCATCTTCTTTGCCAACAGGTCATCGCGGAGGCCGTAGCCCGTCTTGGGGCCGCCCTCGGTTTCAACCCACCGCAGGAACTTTTCGCTGTTCCACTCGCCGCAGTGGCCGTGGAAGCAGGTGTAGCTACGGGATACGGGATTGTACCGCCCGCCGGGGTCGCCCGTGGTGTGCTCGGCGTGGTTCGGGCAAACAACGCTATACCAACCCTCGCCGTTGGCCTTCTCCAGCAGCAACCCGCGCTCCTGCACCCACTCCAGCACGGGGTCGAGGCCGTCGTCTTCGAGATATACGCCGCGTATATACGCCGTATCAACGGGACCAGGCGTGACGCCGAGCGCCCCGCAAATCTGCGCAAGCGTGTACTCGCGCTCGGGGTGGAACTCGGTCAGGATGGCGGCGAAGTTATTGCGGCCTTCCTTTAAGTTGATGCTGCCTTCGATGCGGAAATTACGCACCGGATTCACCGCACCAGGGTCGGTGAATCCCGCCTCGGCAACGGCTTTAATTGCAGCGGCGAACTCGCCCTTAGTCGGCTGATCGTCAAGGCCGAAGGTGTAGCCCCACTGGTAATTGCCGGGACTTGTCTCCAGCTTCCACGTCGGCTCCAGCGGCGGCACTTTGGACTTGGTGCCGACATCATCCAGCACCATAAACGCGACGCGCTCGCAGTTGGCCGCAGACGCCGAGAGGCCATCGGCCATGCGCTCGACGATGAAGCAACCCGTGTTGGCGTACCACGCGCCTTGCGGGCGACGCTCGTAACGCTCGAACAAGGCCGGCGGCCAGGTGTACTTGAGCGTGCCGTCCTTGTGCGCCAAGTGCTCGCCATTGCGCATGATCGGCTTCTGGCGGACGAAAAGGATAACTTCCCCTTCCGGGGCGATACTGTTAATATATTCAGCGAATCTCATCGTGACTTCTCCAGTCCCCTATTAGCCCGGCCTAACCCGCCGGGCTTTTTTTAGCCCTTGCCATACCGCTCCATGACCTTTAAGCCGGTCTTGAGCGGAAACCCCGCAGCCCATTCGGGCGCTGTACACATTACCGTGTTCAAAATTTCGGCCACCGTCTCGGCGGCCTCGTCTGCACATTCGATAACGATTTCGTCATGCACGTGCATTACCACACGCAAACCCTGCCGATCTAACTCGCGCAGACTGTGCCGTAGCAAATCATTGGCCGTCGCTTGCGTAATGTTCTCGCACGCCAAACCTTTCCACAGACGCGCGCGCGGCCATTCGGTCGCATCTTGCGCAGGCTTCCAGGCGGCTTTGAGATAGCTCACTCCGTCCGACTCCAGACGAGCGAACGGGTAACATAACACGCGGCCCGAGGGCAGCGCGTACCAAAGGTGCTGACCGTCGTACATGTACACCACGCGGCCAGCGCGCACTTCGGTGTTGACATTACGCATGGCGCGGGTGTAGGCGTCCTCTAATCTTTGCCAGTAGCGCACCGCCCAAGGATTAGCACGGCGCCACGCGTCAACAATACGCTGCGCGTTGGCCTCGCTCATCGTGACACCGTACGCTCGGCCCATGGCGCTGAACGCGCCGACACCGCCTGCAAAGCCAAGCGAGAGGATAGCGACCTTACCGATCTGGCGCTGCTCGTCGTTGACGGCCTCGGGGGTAGTGTGGTAGATGCCGGCGGCCTCAACCTTGTAAATGTCACCCCCGGTACGGAAAACTTCAAGGATATCGTCCGCCAGCGGGTCGGCTGAAAGCCAAGGCGTCGCCCGCGCTTCGATTGCGTTCCAGTCGGCAACGACAAAGACGTTGCCCTTCTCGGGGATCAACGCCGGGCGCAGCATGGACTTGAGCACGTCCGTCACGCGGATTCCGTATCGCGGAACGATACTATGCCCACGCACTAGTGCCTGGCGTACCGCGTCGGGCTCCTTGTGGCACTTGCGAGTGAAGTTATGCACCTGCGCGCCATAGCTCGACGCACGGCCGGTGGCGCTGCCACCTGCAAAGATAAACGCACCGCGCACGCGGGCGTCCTCAACATCGGCCAGTTGGCTTAGTCTGTTGAACTTAGCCACCGACGACGCCCACAGGTCATCGGCGCACTGCACGACATCGGCGACATCAGGCGGCACCTCGTCGGCGTTGTCCATGGCGAGCAGGTTGGCGCGCACCGTCTTGTCAATGCTGTACTTCTTCTCGCCGTCCTTGTAGACGGTCATCAGCTTCTTAGCCTCGGGGCCGACGCGCTCCAGCACCCACTCGCGCATCTTGGGCGAGCGTACGGTCGTAATCACGCCCTGCGTAACCTCGGCGACAATCCGTTCGATCTCTTGTAGCTCGGCCTCGGCGTAGCGCACGGCGGCCTTACAAAGCGGCACGTCCACCTTGACGCCCGCGTCGTTGATGCGCTCGTTGACGTGGTAATCGGCAAGCTCTGTATCCGATAGGATACGCATGGCCTTGCTGATCTCGCGCATGGTGCGCACGTCCTGCTCGCAGTAGGCGACCATCTCGGCCATCAGCGTCGGGTCGCTGTTAAACGTGCCATCGGCCTTCGGGATCGACAGCAGGCGGATCAACTGCGAGCCGCGATGGTCTTTCTTCATCTTAGACGAGAGCGCGCGGCCGATGTCCTCAAGGCTGCCAGGCAGGCAGTTGGCGCGCGCCTGTGCGGCCGTGCAGAAGAACTGCTCCAGCTTGAACGGCATCTCCAACACATACCAAAAAATAAGGCGCTCAAACGCGGCGTTATGCGCACGGATTTGGCCCTTGAAGTTAGCGACGCGCTCAGGGAACGGGTGCATGGGGCGCCACGTCTCGACCTCGCCGTCATCAAACGCGTAGGACATGCAAAGCACCTCAGTGCTCGCGTCCAGCGCGTAGTTGTACGCACCCGCCGACGGTAGGTCGCAGCGGCTACGTGTCTCAAAGTCTAGCCAAAGTATTGCCATAAAGATCGGGGGCCACAGGCGCCCCCGCTCCTTTTACGCAGCGCGACGCCGACGGGCCGCAGCGGCCGGCGGTGGCGTGTCGTCACCCTCCGGCTCCGACGTACCCTCGCCATCCATGGACACCCAATCGACGATCTCAAAGACCGGCGTAAAGATGCGGCCATAGGACTTGTGCTGATAGTGCTCCTTCTTGAGGATCACAACCGGCACCGGCTTGCTCTGGTCACGCTCGACCTGAGCGGCAATGGCTGCCGCCAAGGTTTGCACGGCACGCTTGCCGCCTACGGACGTGGTGCTATACCGGCACTCAAGGCCGGCGTCCTCGCCCGTAATGCACTTCAAGCTCATGCCGACTTGGGTTTCCCAGCCCTTCTTGCTCTGCGGCGGCGCTGGGTCGAGCTCAGGCAACGGCTGTGACACCGACACCATCTTCTCGCCGAGCACCTCTCCGTCGCCCCAGGCAATGAAGCCATGGACAAACGAGAAAGGATTGATTGCCCACCGACTGTTCTCCTCGACCTCGGTTTGATCCGCGCCGAAGACCCAGTGACCCGTCTTGTCCATCTTGAGGATGGCCGACCCGACAGGGCCGACCTCCACTTCGATGTTACGAAGGGCGGTGGACAGGGAAGTGACCGCAGGCA